GCAGCGCGAACCAGTCGTGTCGCACGCGCCGTCGCCCCGCAAGGAGCCGGAGCCGCGACACCGCCCTCTGAAGACCCATTCGAGGCTGGCTACAAGGCCGCCAAGGGCAGGGGGTGACGCAATGAAACCCATCACATAGAAGGAGCCCACCATGGGCATGCAACTTTTGGCGACCCAAACCGCACGGGTCAATAAGCTCAAGGGCGAAATCCTCGCCCACGCGGAACCCAAGGAAGTCCTGGGCATCACCGGCGAGCAGAAGGACATGGCGAAGAACGTAGGCAACAACTACGTTTTCCGCCGCTTCCTGCCCTTCGGCGGCACGGACAACGTGTGGATCACCGGCTCGAACGTGGCCGGCTTCGCGGGTGCCCATACCACCGTGGAAGGTGTCACGCCCAGCGCCGACACGCTCACGGCCACGGACATCACCGTCAGCCTGACGCAGTACGCCTGCCTGTACGCCGTCTCGGACCAGACCGTTGACCTCTACGAGGACGACATCCCGGCCGAGATGAAGAAGCAGACCGGCCAGCGTATCGGCCTGGTGCGCGAGATGGTGCGCTACGGCGTGCTCAAGGCCGCGACCAACGCCTACTACGCGGGTGGCACGGGCCGCTCCACGGTGGACGAGTCGATCAGCCTGAACCTGATCCGCAAGGTCACGAAGTCGCTGCAAAGCAACCACGCCGAGATGATCTCCAAGGTCATCGCCGCTGGTCCGAACTTCAACACCTCGCCGGTGGAAGAAGGCTATCTGGTGTTCGCGCATACCGACATGGCCCCGGCCATCCGGGATCTGGCGGGCTTCACCAAGGTCGCCGAGTACGCCGGCATGAAGCGGGTTCACCCGCTGGAGATCGGCGCGTGCGAGAACTTCCGGTTCATCCTGAGCCCGGAACTGGCCCCGTACACCGACTCCGGCGCCACGGCGGCGGGCACGGGCCTGTATACGTCCTCGACCAAGGTTGACGTGTACCCGATGATCGTCGCGGCCGAGAACGCCTGGGGCCAAGTCGCCCTGAAGGGCAAAAAGTCCATCGACGTGACCTGGATTCCGCCGGGCACCAAGGACACCAACGACCCGCTCGGCCAGAAGGGCTACATCGGCGCCAAGACCTACTTCGCCTGCACCATGCTCAACCAGGGCTGGGCTGCGGTGGTCGAGTGCGGCACGCCTGACCTCGCCTGATAAAGGCACAGGGCTGGAGCAATCCGGCCCTTTTTCATTCCCCATTTGAAATAGGAGATCGCCATGACGATCACTGCATCCGCAATCTACCCGACCGAATCCATGAAGATGGCTTCCGGCTCGCACCTGGACGACGCCGCCTCCCCGGCTGCGCTGTCCGTCTCGCCGGGCTTCAACCCCCGGTACATCCGCATCGAGAACGAAACCGACCGCATTGCGTTCGAGTGGTTCTACGGCATGACCTCGACCTACATGGTCAAGACCATTGCCAACGGCACGCGCTCGCTGGAAACCTCCGCTGGCGTGACGGTGACGGCTTCGGGCACGGGCTCGGCCGCCTCCTTCGGCTGCCCGATTCTGCAGAACAAGCAGTACCGCTGGGTCGCGCTGGGCTGATCTTCAGCCGGCACCAAGACAAGGCCGCCTTCGGGCGGCTTTTCTTTGGGCCATTTTCTCAACCAACCGAGACACACCATGCCACGAGGAATCCCCAACAAGGGCGGGTCAAACCAATCCCCCGCCCCTGAAGGACTGGAAGTACCGCAAGTAGAAGCAGAAACAAAGGCCGCTGAGACTCCGGCCGAACCCACCGTCAAATTGAGCGACGTGGAAGCGATGATGCAGCGCATGCTGGCCGCCGCCGAAGAGCGCTGGGCCAAGCACACACCCGCTGTCATCCACCGCTCGCTGGACGCCGAATCGACCACCCCGGACAAGGTGCTCGACATCCCGACGCGCGGCGACCTGGACGCGATGGCCCGCTCCGACCTGGACCTGGCGCGCGGCGACCCGGTGACGTGGGAATCCAAGGCCGCGCAACTGGCGTTCCTGAACGAGAAGATCTTTATCCGCATCGCGGAAACGAACGACCCGAACGAGCAGGAGATCGTCTTCCTGTCGGTCAACGGCAAGCCGGTCTGGCTCAAGCGCGGGCGCGTCGAGTACGTGCGCCGCTGCTACGTGGAGCAGTTGTTCCGCGCCAAGCCGCAGAAGGTCAAGGTCACGGTCGCCAAGAACACCGAGGGCGAAGTGGTCAACCGCACCACCAAGTCCAGCGCGCTGGCCTACCCGTTCGAGATCGTGCGCGACGACAACCCCAAGGGCAAAGCCTGGGCGCAGCAGTTGATGCGCGAAGGCTGAAAGGCAACCGATGAACTTCCTGGAACTGGCCGTTCGCACGTATGAAGAGTGCGGGCTCGTCAACAACCCGCCGACTTCCGTGCTCAATCAGACGGGCATGGCGAAAAAGGTCGTGCAGTGGGTCTTGACCGCCGCCGAAGAGATCAGCGACGAGCAGCCGGACTGGAAGTTCAACTACTCCACCACCTCGCAGGTGCTGTCCTCCGGCACCGGCGAGTACGACCCGGTGGCCGACTGGTCGATCACGCCCAAGCGCTTCGATCAGCTAGCAGGTTCGGCCTACGTCTACAAGACGGCCACGGGCCTGTCCTCGCGCCAGTGGCTGTACTACCTCGATTGGGAAGCGTTCCAGGGGCTGAACATCCCCGAGGTCGAGTCCACGGCGCCGATCTACTGGACCGTCCGCCCGGACGGGTATGTGGTCTACCACCCCAGCCCCAACTCCGGGGACTGGACCGTGGTGCATCGCTATTCGACGGATGAAACCGCGATGGCGGCCAACTCGGACGAGCCGGGCATTCCGAGCAAGTACCAGATGGCGATTGTCTGGCGAGCCGTGATGCTGTACTGCGGCAACGACGGGGCGGGGGATCTGTACCGGCACGCCAAGAACGAATTTGACCGGCTGATGGAGCGCATGACGCGCGGCCAGACCCCGCAATGGCTCGGGCCGGGAGCGCTGGCGTGAGCGTTCGCAGCGAATACACCCCGCTCGGAGGTGGGCTGGATCTGGCTTCCTCGCCGATGGCGGTCAAGCCGGGGCGGCTGGAGCAGTGCCTCAATTACGAGGAAGTGTTCGGGCTGCAGGGCTACCGCGCGATCAAGGGGCAGGAGCGCTTCGACGGCAGGGCTTCCCCGTCCGACGCCGAATACACCATCCTCACCTTCGACGCCGGGGACGCCGCGATTGCCGTGGGCGATACCGTGACCGGCGCGTCGGCTTCCGGGCGGGTGGTGAGCGTCACCTTGTCCTCGGGTTCCTGGGTCGGGGCCGATGCCGCCGGCGTGCTGATCCTCACTTCGGTCACGGGAAGCTGGGCCGACAACGACGCGATCCAGGTGTCCGCCGTCACCAAGGCCACGGCCAACGGCGCGAGCGAAGGCGGCTCGGCCGGCGACGCCAGCTACCAGACGCGCCTGACGGCGGCAAGGGAAGCGCTCCGTACCCTGATCCAGAAGGTGCCGGGCGAGGGCTCGATCCTCGGGGTGCATATCTACCGCTCCACGGTCTATGCCGTGAGGAACGCCGTGGGCTCGCTGTCGGCTGTGCTCTACAAGTCCACCGCCTCGGGCTGGAGCGCGGTGCAGGCCGGGCTCATTCCCGGTGGTTCGTGGAAGTTCAAGAACGCCAACTTCTCCGGCGCTTCGACAACGCTGGCGATGTTCGGGGTGGACGGCAAGAACCGCCTGCTGAAGTACGACGGCAACACCGTGACCATCGCCGCGCCGATCTTCGGCTCGGAAGGAACCAGCACCTCGAGCGTTGCCATCGGCACCGGGGCCAAGACCTTCACCATCGCCGAGGGCTCCAGGTCGTGGGTCGCCACCGATTCGCTGACCATCTGGGACGCGGCCACCGCTGCCAATTCGATGACCGGCACGGTGACTTCGTACAACTCGGGGACGAATACGCTGGTGATGAACATTGACAGCGTGACCGGCTCGGGAACCAAGAGCGCCTGGGTGATCGGCGACGCCGCGTTCGAGGACAAGCCGTTCAACCTGACGGCGCACAAGGACCACCTGTTCCTGGCCTATCCATTGGGTCAGTTGCAGACCTCCAACCTCGGCGACCCGATGACCTACACCACGACGGCATCGCTGTTCGGGCTGGGCGACGAATTGACCGGGCTCACCTCCCTGAAAGGCGCGCTGCTCGGCGTGTTCTGCCGCGAGAAGATCCAGTTGCTGGAGGGCAGTTCGGCCACCGACTGGGTAATGACGCTGCACTCGGACGGCGCCGGGGCGATTGCCGACACCGTGGCCGACAACGTGGGCAACGCGCTGTTCCTGGACGACAAGGGCGTCTTGAGCCTGCAAGCGACACAGGCTTTCGGCGACTTCGAGCCCGCCGTCCTGAGCCGCGATGTCAAGACCATGCTCGACCCGCTGATCTCCACCGTGGTCGCGGCACGGATGGTCAAGGCCACCAACCAGTACCGCCTGTATTTCTCCGATGGCGTGGTGCTGCGCTTCACCATCCTCACCGGCAACCCGGTGATCCAGCCCAAGGACGTGAGCGTCACCCGTCAGGTGTACCCGTCCGCTCCGACCTGCGTTGCATCGGGTGTCCTGAGCGACGACACCGAGGCGCTGTTCTTCGGCACCGCCGAGGGCTACGTGATGCAGGAGGACAAGGGAACGAGCTTCGACGGGGTGGAGATCGACTACTACCTGCGCCTGCCGTTCAACCAGTTCAAGAGCCCGAGCCAGAAGAAGCGCTTTCACAAGATCGAGTTCGAGCTGGACTCGGCCGATGCGCTGGATGTGAACTTCCGCCAGTTGTTCGACTATGACGACGGCCACTACGGTCACAGCAACACCCAGACCGCCGAGACGCGCGGCACGGGCGGGCAGTTCGACGTGTCCACTTTCGACACCTTCAGCTACGACCTGCCGATCCACAGCCGCGCCGAGATCAACGTCGGCGGGGTGGGAAGAAGTCAGGCGCTGGTGATCTTCGTGACGAGCGACTTCGTGCGGCCCTTCACGGTGCAGGGCGTCACCACCCAATTCACCCCCCTTGCAATGCAGAGGTAAGCAATGACCGCCGCGAACTCCTATTTCGACTTTGCGGACGGGGTGCTGACGCGCTTCGTCAAGTTCGACACCGTGCGGGCTGCGGACACCAACTCAGTCTTCGATTCGGTGTCCACGGGCTTTACCGCCGTCGCCGCCGATGTGACCCGCTCGCTCAAGATCCCCGCTTCCCCGACTCCGAGCGACCAGTTGATCAACCTGAGCGCTGCCAACCGGGCCAACAAGGTCGTCGCCTTCAACGCCTCGGGCAACGTCACGGCGATCTCGGCGGGGTTTGCCTGGAAGGGCGATTGGCTCACGACAACGGTCTACATCCTGAACGATGTGGTCAAGGACCCGGCCACCAAGAACCTGTACGTCTGCACCATCCCCCACACCTCGGGCACGCTGGCGACGGACATCTCGGACGGCAAGTTCACGCTGGCGATCAACGTGGAGGACGTGGAAGCGGCCAAGACGGCGGCAGAAGCGGCTGAAGTCAACGCCGAGGCGCTGCAGGCGGATGTGGCAGAGAAGCAGGCTACCAGCAGTGCGGCCGCTGCCATTGCNACNACCAAACGCGATGAGGCCGTTGCCGCGGCANNCGACGCCGCNGCGCTGTTNGACTTCTTCGATGACCGNTGCCTCGGNGCNAANNCNGCCGACCCGGCGACCGACAACGACGGCGACCCGTTGGTGGACGGTGCTTGGTACATCAACTCCGTCAGCGGTGCGCTGCGCGCCTACACGGCTGCCGGTGGCTGGGTCCAGGGCATCGCGGCCCTCGCCGGGGTGTCGAGCATCAATGGTAAACAGGGGGATGTGGTCATCGAGGAAGCGGCGGCTGTGCGGACCCCGGTCAACGTCAGCCCCGCGGACGCAGCCGTCGATATCGGCGAAACGCCAACGCTGACCGGCAGCAC